CTCATCTTTTTAAATGTTTCAGTATCACCCGACATATGTGCCTGAATCATTTTAATTCCTTTATCTGCTATAAATCCACCAAAAAGCAACATAAAAGCATCAGCTAATCTACCTAATACACCCTTCACAGTTTTACCAACTGCCTCTACAGGTTTAAGTAGAGTTTTACTTATCGATTTACCAACACCTTCTAATAATCCCTCTTTCTTTTTAGATTTGTCTTTTTCATCTTGTAATATCTGTTTTCTTTGTGCTTCTCTTTGTATTGACTTTTCTCTTTCAGCGTCATTTACTAATATCTGAGAAACTCGATTAGTATTTAATATAACGACGTTTTTTAATAATACTATCTCTCTTGAGTTTTTTTCTATTTGCTTGGCAAGAGGATCTGATCCTTCTCTATTAAAAACTTTATTTGCATTTATATTTCTTCTCTTTAAAATAGGGCTACCACCAACACCACCTCGCATTGAAGTCATCTTATTACTAAAATTTTCATATGCTGGAGAGTTATCCATTACCTTGTTGTCTTTGTTTTAAGTTTTCTTCTTCAATATATTGTTCTAAAAGAGCAATATATACATCTTTTTCCCATGGTATCATGTTTTCAATCTCTGTTAATGAATATTTATGGTGCTGCATCAAAGCAAAGTTAATCTTATAGTATGACTCTAAACTCGCATGAGCCATACCTACTCGAAAAAAGACGATAACCCTTCTAAAACGATATCACTTTTTACCTTTGTCTCTGGATTCGTCACTTTAACGGTATGAGACAATTTAGGCATGGTATCAAAGAAATTTTCAATCTCTTTAAATTGTTTTGAATTTAATTGATCCAAAAAATCAACCATTTCCTTTTTTGTACAATCCGCAGATGTCCAAGATTCTTCTTCATTGTATATTTGATCAATACATGAGATAATTAAATCAAATGACTCCTCAACTCCAATATTACCAGTTAAATCAAAATTACTTTTTATAAATTCTGATAATGAAGGATATTTCATTCTTAATACTAAATTATCATCTAATTTTATATCTTTGTTATGATCAGGATGTTTTTGAACTTTAATTTCATCAAGTGGAATCATCACAGGAACTTGTGTTTTTTCATCATCAGGACATGTAATGAGAACCTCGACATTCTCACCAACAGATTTTCCCCTTATATTTAAAAAGAGGTATTCAATATCAAAAGTAGATAATTTATCAACCTTAATTCCTCTTGATAGTATACAATTGTTAATTACACTTTTAATTGCATTCGTTATCTGTTTCTGATCTTCAGATTCCATTGCAATAATCAATATTTTCTCTTCTTTAACTAAAAATGGTCGATATTTTATTTTTCGATCAGAAGAAGGAAGAACCAACTCATATGTTGGTGTTGCGATTTTTGGTAATGGCATAATGTTTATAGCACTTCAGTATTTTTATTTATAGTACTTTTTTGAAATCCTGACAGGTCAAAAATTTTGGGGAATTTTTTTTCCCCGATTTTTGAAATTAAAAGTCAATTTTGGTTTAGACTCTTGCCTTTTCAATGTTCTCACTCTTCTTTCTATTAAAAGAAAGACTTGTTTCTTCTCCTGCAATATATCTCTCATAACTGAACGTTACACTAGTTCTCAACACATCAGAACTACCATACTGAACAGGAGTAGAAGAAAAATTAATTGGGAACAACCCAAAGAAAGTATATTCTATCTCTGAACGATAATCAACATTAAACTTTATAATTTTTGTCTTGTCACATTTATAACCTGCCGTACCTCTTGGATATCTCATTCGATAAAAATATCCCAAGTCAGTTTTCTTTAAAGGTGATGTTGGTGACTTTTCTGATCCAGTTGCAACGTAATCTATCCAGTGTTCAAAAAACTTTATCATTTTATAATCTTTATCAACATAGAAATCAAGTGATAACTCTGTAAATATTCTTGTATGTGCGAATTTTTCTTGTACACCCGTAAAATTACCAAATATATCAGTTGTTGCAAGAGAACTACCTGGTATTGATGCTTGATTACATAATAATCCAGCGTTCTCTGTTATAAATCTCCTATTTACCCCCTTTGTACCAAGAAACTGAAATAGGTCTCTTGATAGACCATCAAAGAACACCTGATAATGAGATGTTTGAGCTACATTAGTCAGTATTGGTTTGATATCAGCTATTTTCTTAGGACGAACCATCTAAATACTTTATATTTTGTCTTACTATCTATTTAGATGTCATATAAAGGTAGATATAGACCATCGAATCCAAAAAAATACAAAGGTGATTCATCTAATATAATATATCGATCACTTTGGGAAAGAAAATTCATGGTTTATTGTGATAATCAAACGAAAATACTTGAATGGGGAAGTGAAGAGATTGTATTACCTTACCGATCACCCATTGATAATAAAGTTCATCGTTATTTTCCTGACTTTTATATCAAAGTCAAAGAATCTAATGGTAAAATAAAAAGATACATTATTGAAATCAAACCTAAGAAACAGACAGTCGAACCGAAGATGAAAAAGAAAAAAACGAAGGGATATATCTACGAAGTCTATGAATATGCAAAAAATCAGGCAAAGTGGAAAGCAGCAGAGGAGTTTTGTAAGGATCGAATGTGGGAGTTTAAAGTATTAACCGAAGATGAATTAGGAATCAAGAAATGAATAGTTATCCCACCGATGATAAAGAAAATCGTGTGAGATCTGTAGTCTATGGTCTTATTGGCACGGAAGAAGCTGATGATATCATGATTGAGTTGATGGATAATTTAAGTACAACAGCAACATCATCTCCAAGTGTCGGAAGATATTATGTATTTGTTTACAGTGCCAAAACTCCCAACATTCAATATGATTCGAATCCATTAGTGGCAGTGACCGATGTATTTGAATGGGGTTTTCGTGGCATCAATCTTCATGTGGGTCAATATCGTAATTATACGTACAATGAACTGGTTGGACAACTATATGAAGTCAACTCATATGAATTATCTGATGTAAGAGAACTGCCATTTGGAAAAATGCAGCTAAATAGTTAAAAAAAGATATAAATGCCCAATTTTTACGAAGATTCTACTTTACAAGCAAACGCAAATAAAATATTCGCAGAGGAAAAAAAATTTCCTTCCAGAGAGAGGGTGCTTAGAGCAGCTAAATCTGATAGAGTAGGAAAAGTATCAAGAGATAGAAAATTTAAATCACTTAGATATCCTGTTGCAAGAATTGAAAGTGATAGTGATTACCTTGAAATCAAAGTTCTTGAATATCAACCACCAGGATTTGAAGCAAGTGGTACTGGACAATCTCTTCGAGTACAAACAAGTTCAGAGTCCTTAAAAAATAACGAAGTTATATTAGGTCATATCTTTCTGCCAATTCCAGAAGCAATCACCGACTCAAATGGTGTGTCTTGGGGTGAGGATAGATTAAATGGAATTGCCGCCACTGCTCTTGGAATTGGAATGAATGCGATGGGAGCAAAGACTGGTAAAGAAGCAATAGAAGCACTAACCAGTGGGGCTAAAAATGCTGTTGGTGGTTTATTGGGTGATGAAATGACGGCATCAGCGATTAATTCATCCCTCGCAGCTTCGGCGATCAATACCATTGTACCAAATGCTGTAGAAGGAACTGGTGTTTTTACTAGACAGACAGGAGCAGTATTAAATCCGAACATGGAATTATTATTTAATGGTGTTCAGTTAAGAAGTTTCAGTTTTAGTTTTGATTTTGCACCCAGAGATGAAAATGAAAGTATTGTAATTAAAAAAATCATTCGTGCTTTCAAAAAAAGTTTAAATGCAAAAAATAGTTCAACTGGTGAGAATAGTAGTGGACTCTTCATAAAATCACCAGATGTGTTTCAACTAACTTACAAAACTGGTGCAAAAAATCATCAGTTTTTACATAAATTTAAACCAATGGCACTCTTAAATATTGGAGTCAATTATACTGGTGCAGGAACATATGCCACTTATGATAATACCGCACCCGTTCATACAAAAATCGATCTTACATTCCAAGAGTTGAATCCAATCTACTCTGAAGATTATGATACGGAAGAAGGTCTGGAGGGTACAGGATTCTAATGGGATACTTCAGAGAACTACCAAATTTACTATATCAATCACCATACTCAAATCGGATTTCGAGTGAGAGTTATATTACTGCAAAAAATATATTTCGTAGGATGAAAATACGTGATGATCTAAAAAATGTTTTTAGTGTTTTCAACAAGTATGAAATTAATGATGGAGATAGACCAGACAACGTTGCGAAAGAACTTTATGGAAAATCTAATTTTGATTGGGTAGTTTTACTCACAGCAAATATTGTAAATGTTCGTGATGAATGGCCACTATCAAGCAAGGAATTATATGACTTCACAGTATCAAAGTATGGTTTAACAAAAATTAATGAAGTCAGGCATCATGAAACAACCGAAGTCAAAAACAATCGTGGAATTGTTATTTTACCAAAAGGAAAAGTGGTAGATGATAATTTTAAAATACCAAATCCAGAAAATATAAACGCAGAATTAAATCCTGTTAGAGGGGTAACATATTATGAATATGAAAGTATTTTAAATGAAGAAAAAAGAAATATTGATGTTCTTCGATCAGAATATTTACAACAATTTTTAAATGACATAAGAAATGAGATGATCTATAAGAGATCATCTCAATTTGTAAACGATAAATTGGCAAAAACAGAAAATACTAGAGTTACAAATTAATTATTCCTCTGCAAGTTTCTGAAAGTATGAAAGAGCATCATCATCATCTTCGTTTACAGATGATGGTGTTGTAGATACGGCAGCAGTAACTAACTCTTCAGCAGCACCACGATCAGTATCTTCCTCCTCTATTACACTAGTTGGTCTCTTACTACCAAGCACATACTCTAAACGTTTTTTCAAGTCATCATATGATTTGAACTGATCGGCATCGACAAACTCTTTAAGAGAGTTTTCTTTCTTCCAAACAGATTCAAGTGCGTCATCATCATCAAGCAAAGGAGTGACAGTAGTGAACTCAGAACTATCATAGTTTCTGTATCCTGCTACATTCTTTGCTTTTAACTTGAAGTTTGCACCTTGCCAGAAATCAAATGGATCGATTGCTTCCTCATCTTCGAACTCAGGTTGCATTGCTGCTGTGAGTTTATCAAAGATTTTTTTACCATACTTATATAAAAATACCTTTCCTTCGTTCTCAGGATTGGCAGGATCTTTTACAACATAAATGTTGCTGATGTATGTAAGTTTACGTTTCTGTTTACGAGCAGCATCCTTACCTGCATCTGTTCCATTGTTCCATAACTGAGAGTTATACTCTGATACGGGATCTTTCTGACCAAGTGTAGTGAGAGAGTTTTCAATATACCATCCACCAGGACCTTGGAATGCATGACTATACAGTTTTACAAACGGTAAGTCTTCACCATCAGGTGCTGGTAAGAATCGAATAACGGCATACCCGTTACCTGACTTATCAACTTCTAGTTTCCACAAACGGTCATCACCTGATGTTCCGTTAGTGTTTAATTTTTCAACTTCCTTAACTAACTTTGCAGTTAAAGAACCTAATTTTGATTGCTTTTTAAGATTAGCAAATGACATTTGGATACCTCGGATTAAATTGGATTTCGTTGGATGTTTAGATTATAATGGATTAATTACAATTTGTCAATATTGTCTTTAAGTTTTGAGATTGTTTCTCTCATACCCTCAAAGAGCAAATTCATATCAGTTCCTTTGGGAAAACCCATTAAAGGAATTGTTTTATGTAAATGTTCCTTCAGTTTGACAGCTTCAGGATCATCAGATAGTGACAGACGAGTATACATAACTTTCTGTTTTTCCAATAACTCTGTCAAAAGGTCAATGTGATCCATTCGTTCATCATATTCCATTGTGGGAAATTGCATTACATTACCATATAGAATTTTCTGAAGTTCATTGATTTCTTCAAGTTCTCCTTGAATGATTTCTGATTCAAAAAAATTACTCATTGACAATCTCTCTTAAAATTTTTTTATACTGGAACACATTAATATTTAGGAAGGGTATATATTTTTTTATTTTCATGCTGACGGTTTCCCACACTGGGTCTTTAAGTTTACGATTAAATTTTTTTCCAAAAGAAAATATTTTTTCGAAGATTACTAAAGTTTCTAAACTTATTTCTCCTCCCAGATACTTTTTGAGTATCGGTGGATGACCTTTCGAACAATTGAATACTTCTTCTAATTCTTTTTCCGATAGTAATTTTTTTGATTGTTCTTTGAACAAGTAAGTCAAACTCTGCTGTCGTCTCATCCAATCTGCGTACGTTCTTTCTCCAGAATTTATAATTTCTCCAATCCATAAGTTTTGTGGGGCATTTGTGGTTACAAAGTTTGCAAGTAAAAAATCAGTAATTTCTTGATCAGAATATTTTCTAGATGTTTTTTCAAACCAATACTTATCTTTTCTCTTATTAAAAGAAGTCATCGTTGCTCTTGATTTTCCACCATATTTAAAAAAGTCATACCTTTTACTTGTGAAATGACTCTTCATTGAAAGATAAGTTTGGTAAGTTTCAAATGGTGTCACTTTCATCTACTTCATCACTTTCTAATTCTGTAATTGCATCACAAGGAACTTCATTATCACCTATCATATACCAATGTTGTGGCATACCGATGCTGTCAGGTCTCACACCCAAATATGCTAGGTCTGGAAAACTATGTTCCCTTAACATTGCCTGTAATCTCCAATGTATAAGTTCAGATTTTTTCATTACAAAGGTAGTTTAGCACGAGAAGTCTTCTTCATAAAGTTTAACTGAATTGCATCATATTTCAACCTTTCTTTAAGAGGTTTTGTAACAAGTTTTGATACTGATTGTATTTCAATATCATTCATCTCACAATATTGACATATTGCGTCGATGTAATTTATCTTTTCTTCTGCAACTATCTTTTCAATTTCCATCGAAAATTTAGTGGGAGTTAAGAACTTACTCTCCATCGCTTTTTCGAGTTCTTTATTTGGTTCCATAAAACTCCAGTTTGTCTTTAACAAATTTGTCGATGTATCTACTAAGAAGTCTGATATACTTGGTTTTGTCGGTCTCTTCATAAACAATGCATTCTCCATTTTCACATGCCATTATAATGACTAATTTTTTAACTGCTATATTCTTCATTTCATATAGCATGCATCCATATGCCATGGCCTGAACAAAATAATGTTCAATCCATTCTCTTGGTTTAGGTTTTTTAGATGTCTTAAAATCTATTATCGCTAATTCGTCCTCGTATTCCGCAATACAATCGACTGTTCCAGCAATGCCTAGTTGTTTACTATATAGTGATTTTTCTAGACCGTAGATTTTACCTATGTTTTTTAATTTTGGTTTTGATATTTTAAAAAGAAAATCAGATATAGGTGG